TAGTCTTTGCTAATGGATTTGGTAAGTCTCTATGTCTTATAGTCTTTGCTAATGGATTTGGTAAGTCTCTATGTCTTTCCATAGGATTTGGTAAATCCCTATGTCTTACAGTCTTTGCTAGATTACGTCTTCTTTTAGAACTACTAGATTTTGATTTTGAACTATTAGAACTAGAATTAGATTTTGAACTAGATCTAGACTTAGATTTTGACGAAATATGTAAATCAGCTAATGATAATCTATCCATAATATATTATAATACGATTAAAATATATTATTTTCCACCTTTTCAGATATTGTTTGACTCTTTGCTACGCTGAACGCTTTTCAGATATTGTTTGGCTCCACCTTTTCAAAGGTGGATTTAAAGTCCACCTGGGAATCCAACCAAGTTGGCGCCGATTCCGAATCCAGCACCTGTGCGAGCAGACACTCCCATACTAGGAATATATGTATCCAATATAGCAAAAGTAGCGGCAGCGGTTAAAGCAAGCAATATAATCTCCTCCATATTCAAGGATTTCTTAGGGATAGCAAAAGCAGCAATTGCAACCATTAATCCTTCAATTAAATATTTGACAATGCGCTTAACTAGTTCAGTAACATTAAACATGGACATTTTGTTTATATAAATAAAAAAGAAAAAAAAATAATTTATAATAGTTTATCAAATTTATAGTAATTTATCAAATTAAAACTTAAAACGAACAATAATAATAAATATATAATGAGTGGAAAATCCAAATCTAATGTCTCCAAAAAGTTCGCATTTGAACGAAAACAAAGAAATGACGGCTCTCCTAATCCTAAATATGTTGATTTATTGGAATTAGATAAGGCAATCGCAGGCCAACAATTCGGCTGTTTTTCGTTCATTACTCCAGATAAAATTTTGAAGCAAAAGGAAATGTTCTTATTTGAATCATTCCTAAAGAAGTGGGAATTCTCAAAGTCTATGGAAAAATTCCATCAATTTATTAATTTTATGTCATATAAATACAAATTGAATTTTGAGGATGTTATGAAAGATTATGAAGGGTTTGTTACTGAGGAGCGTGAAAATATTATTAGTTCTTCTATTGAAGACGATTACAAGACCTTTTTGGATAAGAATGAGGATGAACTTGAGAAGCAATTTAATATTAAACAAAACTTCCAGACCTCCGTAAGAGGATTCAAGGCTAGAGGCAATTTTCAAACTCAAGAAGAGGCTGAGATGCGCGCTAAACTATTGAGAGAAACTGACCCTAGTTTTGACGTATTTGTCGGTCCTGTGGGTCAGTGGTTGTGTTGGGATCCTGAGGCTTACAAGACTGGACGCGTTGAATATATGGAAGAGGAATTAAATCAATTGGCTCAGGAAAAGCAGAAGAATGAGTCTGTTGCTAAATCCGCATTTGAGCAACGCGTTAAGGAGACCAAACAGAAGGCGATTGATGATAATAAGAAGAACGCTGAGAAGCATGGCAGCTCCCTTACTCAAGATATTGATAATGATGGCAACTTGGTTGGTGTTGCAAGTAGTCAGGAATCCAAGTTGTCTAATTCTGAAACTATTTCTGTTGCAGATATTCGCAGTGAGCTCTTTGATGGTGACAATATTGTTATAGGGCAATCAGATTATGGTAGATCGGAACTTATTAGCGGCCCTTTTGCTACAAAGAAATCGGATACAATCGCAGATGACAGTATGGAACGTATGGATTAGATTTCAACCTTTTTTTAAACCTTTTCTCAATTAAAACGCCCACAAAGTGGGCGTAAATGAGTGAAGGTAACTGTTGCCATTGCGCATTTGAAATGCGAAATGGTGTAAACGTTGATCCAAATATAAAATTGAAAATTAAAAATATATTTTACATTATTTTAAATTAATAAAGTAAAATGTTTTGTTGTTTATGCTCAAGTATACTATTTATGGTTATAATTATGGTTATAATTATGATAGGTATGTTATCAGAAATAGGCAAATATATTGATGAAGATGGAAATCCAATATTAACTACTCAACATCTGCGTGGTTTTTACGTTGATGGCATTGTAGATGACCGATACAACAAAATACGCAATGGTGTTATTGAAAGCGCGTTTACAGGAAAAACTAATACTGATTTTACAATTATGTGTATTCGTAACCAATATACAATTTGTGACAATTATGACGGTTACCAAATATGGTGGAGACAGTATATTCTGAGAAATGGAGGTGAACTTATACCAAAGAATAATATTCAATCAGAACAAATTAAAACACGTGTTATACAAAAAATACAAAACGCGTTTCCAGACAGCAATATTACAAAAGGTTATAAAAAGTGCTGCGACACATACAATATAACTTGGTAAAAATTAATAATTAAATAATACTATAATAATAATCATCTATTATAATTTTATTTTTAACACTTCGGCTCATCTTTGCAGCTGATATGCATTCAGCTTTTGCAGCTTTTGCAATTGTATCCCATGTAGCTAGTAAGATGTCTGTTTTGTCTTCTTTTTTATACACTTTTTTACCAGTACACGAAATTAATTTTGGCTTGTATTCATTTTTTGTTATAGATAATCCATAATATCCTTCATTGTTACCTTCATCAGTCCATACTACAGATTTTAATGCATAAGGTGAATCATTTAAATATTCTTTGATTTCTTTCATATCATTTTCAGTGACTTCTTTGCCAACAGAAACTTTCCATTTTTGGTATTCGTGCAATAAAACTGAATTTAATACTTTTCCACAATCCGAAAAATGACATACTTGAAATATAAATGTCTCAATGTTGGAATTTTCCTTTGACTTTTTATACTCAGCTTGTTTTAATTTAATTCCACTATAACCATGATTTCCTTCAATCCGGGTTGGTTTAAATCTTGTATCTAAATAACTTTTAAGTGCATGATAAACTTCCTTTGTTGGTTTCACTTGACTCCATAAACGGTAACGTCCTTCCATATTGACAGAGTATTCTTCTACATCTGACCGCACAATACAAACGTTACTTACAAACTCATTAAATTTTTTATCCATTTCACTCTCTGTCTTTGGTATAAATACTATATTTTGATTTTCATTTATGATGAAGTTGGAATTTTCCTTAAGTTTTTTATTTTCAATTTCTAACTCTCTATTTTCAATTTCTACCCTTTTATTTTCAATCTCCAACTCACTAATTTTATTTTCTAAGTTTTCATTGAGCTTCATTATTCTATTAAAATTATCTATGCTGTAAGTCTTAGAATGAATAATGTCCTTTATATGTTTTGTTAATACGTCAACAGTAAAATTTGTGGCATCATAAGCAATTAATTCTGTTTTATTTTTACCATTTAGTTGTATGCTGCGAATCTGTCTTTTGATTTTTGGATGTGTCTTTATAAGATTTTCTATTTCCACTTTATTTTTAACTTTAAATGCTTCTATTAATGCAAAATTATCGTAGCCTTTGCGATGGTCGTTTATTCTAGTTCCTAGGTCATTGGTATGTCCAAATTTTATTAGTTTCTCATTTGCGTCATTTGTGTTGTCAATTGTTCCAACATATATACATTCAGTGTTCAATGGGAAATGGACAATTGTTGCTTGTTCTACTGCTCTCTGTTTTTCTTTTTTTGAAGTTTGTAATTGTTGCTGTTTTTCTTTTTCAGAACTTTCTTTAATTTCCAAAATAATATGTTCTTTTTGCTCCAATTGGAGTCTTAATTCATCGGTTTCGTCTTCCACTGTTTTATGTAAAACCTCTTCCATTTTCATATAATATTCATGAATTTCATCTGCTTTTGATGTTCTAGCTTTTAAACATAATGACTTGAAACATTTTATTGTTAATAATATTGTTTGTTTGTTATGACCGCCCCATTTTTCATCTGGTTTAACCTTAAGCAGATTTTCACCAGTTGAACTTACTTTCCCGCTAGGGAAAGTAAGTTTGTTATTATTTAAAACTGCTCCTCCAACTTCCTGAACAGTTTTAAAATCAATGTGTAATTTAAAATGTTTTTCTAATAACACAACCGCTTTTACTTTTTGTTGAAATCCTAACCATTTCCATATATCATCTAAATCAACTACAAAATCTGTATTTTTATTATATTTTAAGTAGCAATAAAAACTACTTACAAATAATTGTTGTTCAAAATCAGTAAAAGTTTCTTTGATTTTATTTATTAATTTGTTATTATACTCCTTTGACAGTTTAGATATTGGATTTTTCTCTATGAGTTCTACGATGTTTAGTTCTTGCATCTTATTATATATTTTATAATAGGATACTCTTTAAGTTGTTTAATCTTGTTTATATATTTTGAAAGCAAGAATTATATAAGCAAGATATACTTTTACCACTTTGTCTTTTTTACCGCAATTTTGGGTCCTTGACCTCGCTTCTTCACATTATTCGGGTCATATTGCTCCTCATCATCGTCATCATTAATTGATTTGGATAATTCCCAGAACTCTTTGGAGCCTAATCTGAAATCATTATGTGAATCTGCCTTGTACCAGAACACTTGGTCCTGTAATTTGTTAGATTTTGCGTTATTATTTATCACTAGACATTCATAATTCTCTGTACATTGGTCCATCACTTGGCAAAATGACTCCAATGTTGGAAACATACCAGCATAATTCTCATAAATTCGCTTCCTATTTGCAATATACGGCTCTCTTAAAATAAAAACATAATCAATATTGGTTCTTAGCGTTGGTGGAATACCCAACGGATATTGCATTGTGATGATTAACATCACCTTCCAATGACGTCCATTCATGAAAAGGAGCCGCATTAATTTATCGCGTGCCCACGTGTTGTCGTATAAGCAATCATCCAGAATCACAAAAGTTCTAGGGTCAATTGTTGAGCGTTTGAATTGCTCCATTTCCTTCTTAATCTGCTTCAAAACTTGCTTCTGTCGCTTCAAAATGTTCTCAATAATTGCAGTGTTATATTCGTTATGGATGAACAATTTTGGCACCAATTTGCCGTAAAATCCGTTGCCCTCTTCAGTTCCCGAAATAACAGTGCCAATAGGAATACTTTGTTGATAATATAGCAAGTCTTTTACTAAAAATGATTTACCAGTATCACGACGACCAATTAAAACGACAACAGGTCCTTTGGATTCATCTGGTTTGAAGCTAATCGTTTTCATATCAAACCGCTTTAGTTCTAAATTCATTATATTTATACATTTATAAAAGAATTATTTTGTTAAACGCAAATTATATAAAAATGAATCGCTAAAACAAATCTTTAAAAATATTTTAACATATATAATTTGTTAGTTGTTTAGGAAAAAATGAGTTAAAACTTTCTAATATTAATATTTTTATTAGCTAATGGCAACAACACCAACTAAAACATCAACCTTTAGTGTTAATTATCAAAAAAGAAAGAATATTAACCTCTTTAGCAAGTTTCAAACTAACAAATATATTAATCTTGACCAAGTGCAAAATTATATCCCTATTTATGACCGATTTTTCACATTAAATAATACAAATTATAATGCTATAAATTTAAACCATTTATGGTCTATATCGGATTTAAAGAATGATAAAAAGAATGATAAAAAGAATGAAAATGATTTAAATGACAATTTACAGAATGAAAATGTCTACACATGCAAACTTAAAAATATTAATGATGAAAATGGCGAGTTCACTAGCAATCAAAAAGTATTTATTAAAATGGCACCATT